TTGCCGGCCAGCAAGACCTATCGCGCCAGGCGATTGAGCGCGGAACAGGAATTGACCAATTCGTTGCTCAAGACCTTATCCGTTCTTGGCACACCACACTAGATTCACAGATTCTAAATGGTGCAGGAACCGCAGGAACCATCGTTGGACTTCGCTCCGCCGGTGGAAACGCAGTCACCTTCACATCAACTGCTCCAACAGTTGCATTGCTATATCCAAAGCTCGCTGATGCGATCCAACAGATTCAGACCAATGCATTTGTGAATCCAACTCACTTCGTAATGCACCCTCGCCGCCTAGCATTCCTACTTGCTGCGGTTGACACAACAAACCGCCCACTTGTGGTTCCAGCCGCAAGCGGCCCAATGAATGCAGTTTCTTCAGGCTCAGGTTCAGTTGCTTATGGCAACTCTGGCTATCAGATGATGGGCCTACCTATCATCACAGATGCAAACATTGGAACAACTTATGGAACAACCACAAACCAAGATGAAATCTATGTTGTGACTGCTCCTGAGTGCCATCTGTGGGAACAAGGCGGTTCTCCATTCACCCTTCGCTATGATGCGACAGGTGCAGGAAACCTAACAATCAAGACAGTGGTTTATGGCTACGCAGCCTTCACCGCAGGTCGATATCCACTAGCCAACTCGATTATTTCGGGAACAGGCTTAGCAGCACCTAGCTTCTAGTCACTAGAAGAAAACTAAATTGTGTAAGAGTGTTCAAGGCCCCCGACTTGGACACTCTTACACTTCTAAACGATTCGGGGGAATCAATGAAAACAGGTCACAAAGTTTCAATCGGGTCTTGCGATCCAGGGATGGTGAATGGCGGATTCGCCTACCATCTCATTCAATTAGCATCAGCGCGCTCTGACAAACTCGGCCCCTTTGTTCGCATCAAAGGTTCAGGCTTACTTTCCAAACAACGCAATCGTGTCGTCAAGCACTTCCTAGATTCAACTGACTCAGATTGGCTTTTGATGATTGACTCAGATGAGCAACTTGATGTTCTTACCTTTGACCGATTATGCGAAACCGCGCACGACAAAGAGCGACCTGTGGTTGCAGGTCTAGTTTTTGCAGGCTTTGGAGTTGTAGGCAAGCCCTATCCCAAACCTGTTCCCGCGATATTTCAAGACACAGAAAATGGATTTCTCCCTCTTTACAAGTATGACAAGAACGCAGTCTTTGAGATTGATGCAGCAGGCACGGGTTGCCTGATGATTCACAGAAGCGTTCTTGAAGCTATGAGGAAAGCATCAGACCCAAATCAAGGCAAGGATTGGTGTTGGTTTTGGGATGGCCCTATCAAGGGCGAATGGATTGGAGAAGACTTGCTCTTCTGCCGCCGAATCAAATCGCTCGGTTTCCCAATTTATGTGAACACCGCAGCAATACTTCCACACTCAAAGTCTTTTTGGCTCAAGGAAGAACACCACGAATTATGGCGAGATTAAAGCGCAAAGAAACGGCAATGGCTCTGCCTAAGCTAGAACGAGCAATTCAATTGAAACCGAAGAAGAGGAAATCTAGTGGCAATAACCAACGGATACGCGACTCTCGCACAACTGAAATCATCCCTAACGATAACTGACACAAGCGATGATGCTCTGCTTGAGCTTGCTATAACTTCGACAAGCAGAATGATTGATGACTTTACAGGTCGCTTCTTCTATGCGAATGGAACTGTCGGAACACCTGTTGTTAGATATTACACAGCCCTTGATCCTTGGAGCCTTGCTGTTGATGATTATGTTTCAATCAGCGCAATTGCAACTGATGACAATTTCAATCAAACTTGGTCAACTGTTTGGGCAACTTCTGACTTTATGGTTGAGCCTATCAATAACCCTCGGCGCGGTTGGCCTTACACAAGACTTCTTGCAACAGGGCGTTATGTTTGGCCTTACTATCTACCTCAAGCCTGCAAGATAACAGGCGTTTGGGGTTGGCCTGCTGTTCCTTCCGAAGTTGAGCAAGCCTGCATCATTCAAAGCTCTCGCATATTCGTTCGCAAGCAATCACCCTTTGGAATCGCAGGAACTCCTGAACTTGGAACTGTCAGACTCTCATCAAGGCTTGACCCTGATGTAGAAGCCTTCCTTCGCCCTATGAAGAGAAACAATGGTTTGGCAGTATGAATCCAAGTCAAGTTCGAGATGGTCTTAAAACTAATCTTCAAACCATCACAGGGCTTCGGGTTTATGACTTGATTCCTGACACTGTGACTCCGCCTGCCGCAGTTGTAGGTCAATTAGATTTCACATTCGACATCGACAACGCCCGTGGTTTAGACCAAGCGCAAGTTGATGTTCTTGTGATTGTGCAACGCTTTTCAGAACGCTCAGGACAAGACAAGTTGGATGCTTTCCTTGCAGGAAGTGGCACTGGCTCTATCAAGACGGCGCTTGAAAGTGATCGCACTTTGTCAGGAGCAGTGAACACCTTGCGTGTCACAGGAGCCGAAGCAGGCACTTATGACTCACAGGGAGTGTCATTTCTCTCTTACCGATACAGACTCACGATTTGGGGATAAGGAGAAACTAATGGCTTACAAGGTCATCTCAGGCCGCGAGGTCTGTGGGAAAAAACAAGGTGAGGTTCTTACCTTGAAAGAGTTAGAAGATGCAGGCGCAAACATTGATGCTCTCATTGCAAGTGGCCACATACAAGCAAGTCAAGCAAGTCAACCAATAATCAAACCAGCACAAGAAGGAGCCAAAATCTAATGGCAAAAATCGTTCTCACCAATGCCGTTGTCACAGTCAATGCAGTTGATTTGTCTGACTCGGTTAGTTCAATCACGCTCAATTCATCATTTGATGTCGTAGAAACAACAGCATTTTCAAGCACCGCAGCTCGCACACGCATCGGCGGTCTTGCAGATAATTCCATTTCGTTGGAATTTCACCAAGACTACGCTTCAGGAGAAGTTGAGGCAACAATCTTCCCACTTCTAGGAACAGTCACAACTGTCACTGTCAAGCCTGTAAGCGGAGCAACAACAGCGACCAATCCTCTCTACACTGTTTCCTGCCTTGTTTCAGAGTGGACACCACTCAACGGAGCCGTTGGAGAACTTGCAACTGCTTCTGTGACTTGGCCTGTAAGCGGAGCAATCACAAAAGCTATCGCCTAATATGCCGAAACTTGTTCTCAATAATGCCTTGGTGACATTTGCATCGACTGACTTATCGTCATCGATTTCAAGTGTCACTTTAAGCACCGCTTATGACATTATTGATGTGACGAGTTTTGGTGATACTGCGAAACGCAGGATTGCCGGCCTTGCCGATAATTCAGTTTCGTTTGAATTTCTCCAGGACTACGCATCAGGGTCAGTTGAGGCAACAATCTTTCCGTTGCTCGGCACTGCTGTTGCCTGTGAAGTTCGACCTGTCAACACAAGTGTTAGCGCAACAAATCCGAAATACAATTTCTCAGTGCTTGTTGCCGAATGGACACCTCTCAACGGGTCTGTCGGATCACTAGCCACTGCGAGCGTGACTTGGCCAATTTCAGGCGAAATCACGAAATCAATGAGTTAAATCTACTAGGGGGAAAAAATGGATGGATTAAAAATAAGAGTTGTCACAACCGATGAGGTTGATGCAACTTATTCACTTCGACCAAGAGTCATTGTGGAGTTTGAGCAGAAGTATGGCAAGGGCTTGGCCAAGTTAATTGCAGAAGAGCAGAAACTAGAACACATCTATTTCTTGGCTTGGTCTGCGATGAAGCACAATGGTCGCGTTGTCAAACCTTTCGGCAATGACTTCCTTGACACTCTTGAAGAAGTCACGCTGGTGACCGACCCTTCTTCCGAATCCACAGAGATAGCCTGACTTATTCAATAGCAGCTCTTTCTGTGGAGTCGGGCATCTCGCCGGTGGCATTACTTGATGCACCTGATGGCATTCTTGAGGCAATGTTTGTGTATGTGAAGGAACGAGCAAAGGCGCGGAGCAGATAATGCAATCACCTAATTACAAAGTTACCATTCAAGGATTGAGCAAAAGCATCGCCGCGCTTGAGCAATTCAATCCTGATTTGAAGCGCGCCTTAGATCGTAAAGTGAAAAGAGTTTTGTTAGTCATTGTCAGTCAAGCCCGCGATTATATTCCCTACGACATCCATCCTTCAGGATGGGCAAGAGCAAACAAAAATGCAGGTCTGATTGGCCCACTACAACAAGGCGAAGGGCGAGGAAGTTTTGTTCCTTATGATGCAGCTAAGGCAAAAATGGGAATTAAATCTACCTCGCCAACAAGCAAGAAAAACAGCACAGGCTTTCGCAATTCCTATGGCATCGTGCAAAGAGATGCCGCAGGTGCAATCTTTGAAACTGCTGGTCGCGGAAGCAAAGCAAGTCGCGCTCGCACTCGCGGTTCTCGCTCAACTAATCCGACTGCCTCTCAAGATTTCATCGAAACCTTGGAGAAGTATTATGGAGTTATTCCTCCATCAAAAGGTTTAGGTCAAGATAAAGGTCGTGCGCTTATCAAGGCAGTGGATTACAACAAGAAATCTGCGCAGCGTGCTATCTTTGAAGCGATTAAGGATGCTGAAGCAAAAGCGCAGGAACGCCTAAATAGACCGCCTAAAAAGGAGAGCGACAAATGACATTGATTGAACGCATTGTCACTGTCTATAATGACAAAGGCTCCAAAAAGGCGCTCAAGGACTTAGCAAAACTAGAAACAACTTTCGTCAATGCCGGCAAGAAGATGGCGCAGGCATTTGGCGTTGCCGCACTTGCAGCAGGGGCGCTTGCCATCAAGCTCGGCAAGGATGGCGTTGAAGCAGCCATTGCGGATCAGAAGTCACAGGCACTTCTTGCCAATGCCCTTCGCAACACGACAGGCGCAAATGCAGCCGCAATAGCTTCAGTTGAAGATTATATTTCGGCGCAACAAAGAGCAGTTGCAGTTACAGATGATGAGCTTAGACCTAGTTTAGCAACTTTATTAAATGCGACAAGAGATGTCACCACCGCCCAATCGCTTCAAAATCTAGCTTTAGATATTGCGGCTGGCAGCAGCCTAGATTTACAAAGCGTTTCTCGCAGTCTTGCAAAAGCAATAGGCGGAAATTTTGGAGCTTTAACAAAATTAGGTGTTCCCTTATCTGCCGACATAAAGAAATCAAAAGACCTTGATGCTGCCTTAAAAGAATTAGGCAAGACCTTTGCAGGAGCCGCATCAACCCGCGCAGGCACTTTTGAAGGGCGAATGACTGCCATTCGTATTTCATTTGATGACACTCTTGAAACGCTTGGTTATGCCTTAATTCCTGTTTTAGAACAATTAGCAGCCGTTTTTCAATCACAAATCTTGCCTGTATTCGAACAATTTATTGCCAATAATAAGGATCAGATTGCGCAAACCCTTGGCGATGTAATTGATTTTGCAATCAAAGCTACAATTGCTTTGGGCAAAATGTTTAAGACCATTTCAAACAATCTCGGCGTGATTCAAGCCCTAGGTTCTCTGCTTTTTGGAATGTTTGTTGGCGTTAAAATCGTGACAGGTATTATGGCAATTCACACCGCCATTTCAGGCTTAATTCTACTATTCAAAAAACAGGCATTCTTTGCAAAGAAGGCAGGGGCTGCAACTGCTTTCGCCACTGGTGGTGCAACTGCTCTTGGCGCTATCGCTGCGCTAACAGCCTTCTATGCGTTTGAAAAACTGACTGACTCAATTGAAGACAACACCGAGGCAATGCAGAAGAACTCACAAGTTGTCCAAAATCACTTAGCAGATTTAGGCAAACTCTCTAAGGTAACTGCTGATGCTAATCTTAAAAACAAAGCTTTAATTGTTTCAACTGGTGGTGTAACTAAAAAGACAAAAGAGCAAATTGCATCAGAGAAGGCTCTAGCAAAATTAAAAAAACAATTTCAAGTTGTGCCGACAACTGAGAAAGACCCAATTCAACTTGAAGCGGCTCGATTAAACCTTGTAAGACAAGGCAACTTAGAAGAAGCTCGCCGAGTTGAAGCAATTATGAAACACCTAGAAGCGCAGATGAAGCTCAATGATGCTGCGCAACGATACGCCGATCTCTTAACTGTATTATCGGATTCAGTAATCAGCGATGAAGAAGTTTCAGTTCTTGCTCAAAAATGGGGCGTGACGACAAACCAAGTCCTTGAATACATCGCCCGCATCTATGCAGCCAATTCAACTGAAGTCAATGATGGCGCAGTCGTCAATCTTCTTATGAAGTGGGGTTTGACAAAAGAAGAAGCTCAGAAGTATGTCGATTTTACTCGCGCTCTAAAAGACGAGAAGATAGACGACAAAGAAATTGAAAAATTGATGGCTAAGTGGGGAATGACCCGTCAGGGCGTTCTTGATTATGCCAAGACAGTGCAAGATGGCACTGCCTTACAAGTTGCACTTTCTAAAGGTTATGCCTCGCCAGGTGATGCAGCAGCCGAGTCTTGGCGCAATGCCCTAGCAGCCTTAAATGCCTACCTTGCCGCCTTAAAAAATATGACTCCTGGCCCTGGTCCTGGTCCTGGCCCTGGTCCTGGCCCTGGTCCTGGCCCTGGTCCAATCTTTGTTCCAAATCCTTTCAATCCTACTTCTGCACCGATTCCAAAGGGCAAAATTGAAGAACAAATTGACACACTGACATCACTTAGAGATGCAACAGAAAAAGGCACAGCAATTAGTGTCTTACTTAAAGAACACATCGATACCTTGACCGATTCTATTAGCACATCAGGACTTGGCGCTCTTAGCGATGAACAAGCAAGACTTCGCGCAATGGGAACCTTTGGCTCTAGTGGCTCGGCCTCTGAATTTGACCCTGGCTCTTTCCGTATGGCAGACAACGCAGGAATGACCATCAATGTCAATGTCGCAGGCAATGTGCAGACAGAGCAAGATTTGGCAGATGCTATCCGTCAGCGCATCTTGCTTGAGCAGGCAAGCGGTAAGCCAATCCTCTTTGTTGGCGGTCTGTAATGCCAGGAACACCTGTTCTTGGAGTCAGCATTGACTTTGCAAATGGCCCTGCCTTTGGCAACCCGCTTCTACTTGACGATCCTTCAACCCCCCTTGGCACGGGCATCTTGGCAGATGCGCCGGCAGATGTCGTTGATGTAAGTGACATCGCCCTTCGCGTTTCCATCCGCCGAGGCCGCAACCGAGTTCTTAATAGCTTTGAGGCAGGCAGTGCGACTGTCGTTCTTGAAGATGAGTCAGGTGACTACAACCCCCAAAATACTTCGGGGCCTTACTTTGGCAAACTTTTACCTCTACGCAAGATTCGCATTTTTGCAGATTACGATGATGGCGGTGGCTTAGAACGCTATTATCTTTTCTCAGGCTATATCACAAGTTTTGACAACACATTCAGGCTTGGCCTTGATGAAGTTTCAACTGTGACTTTCCAATGTGTCGATGCCTTCCGCCTTTTGCAGAATGTTCAAATCACGACTGTTGCGGGTTCTTCCGCCGGTCAAACAACGGGGGCGCGCATTGAGAACTTGCTGGATTTGGCAAGTTTCCCTGTAAGCCAAAGACTAATCGATGTCGGCGATACCTTAGTCCAAGCCGATCCTGCTACCAATCGAACCTTGCTCGCAGCTTGTCAGACGATAGAGCAGAGCGAACTTGGTGGCTTCTTTATTGATGACGAAGGCAACGCGGTCTTTCTATCAAGGTTAACAGTTTCAGAAAAGGCTGACGAAACGCCTCTTTTCTTCAATGACAATGGCACTGACATCTCATACCAAAGCATTGACTTTGCCTACGATGACACACAGATTTTCAACGATATAACTGTCACCCGCCTTGGCGGGGTCGCCCAAAATGTGCAGTCCACAAGCTCGATTGAAACCTTCTTTATCCATTCAGGCTCGCGTTCAGATTTATTGATGCAGACCGATGCCGAGGCGTTAGACCAAGCAGAGATGCTTCTAAATGCCCGTGAGAATGCCCTCCTGCGCATTGACTCCATCGGCTTCAATCTTATGGATTCGACTTCCTCAAATCGCATTGTGGCAGGGCTTGAATCAGATTTGTTCACCCTGATAAATGTGACAAAGACAGGTCAGGCAGGATCAAGTTTTGACTTGGAGTTATTCGTTCAAGGTATTCAGCACGACATCACGCCGAACACTTGGACAACACGCTTCCTCACCGCAGAGCCTATAATTCAGGCATTCATCTTGGAT